CACACAAAGAGCGTAACTTTGTGCCTATTGGTGGCGAGCGTCAGGCTATTAACCAGGATGCGATTGTAAAATTGTATGGCTGGGCAGGTAACCTTACAACTTCTAACAGCTTCCTACAAGGTCTATTGACAACCTAATAGATAGGGGGAAACCCCTATTTAATTTTGTCTATTTAATTAATAAAGGAAATAATCATGGCATTTTCAACTCTACCGATTGCTGGCGTAGACTTAACTCAAGTTTTCCCAGTAGGAACTGTTCCAACTTTTGGCCCTTTGGGCGTTGAAACTTTCGCTTCCGATGGTAAGCGTTATGTTTTGGCTAAAGCTGGAGCTTCAATTTCTGCTTCTACAGCAGTTTGCGATATTGACCCAACAACTTTTGAAGTTGCTGCAACTGGCGGTGCTTACACATCTCCAGCAACTGCATTGGTAACTGGCGATGTTGCTTGGTTTGGTGCAGCTTCTGTTTAATAGGTTATCCCTATTAAATTGAAGAAAATGTAGTAAAACTGGGTAGCCCTCACAAGGGGTTACCCTTTTATTTTTTTAATTAACCCTAACCACTTAGGAGATTTAAAATGGCAATGCTTCCATCCGATGAAGGAAATGCAGATTCAAGACTAGCAGTCACATTCTATAAACGGTCTGTAAAACAAGAAGATGAGTCTATAGCAGCAGGTAGACCGATATTTAAAGAATTTGATTTTGTACGCATTTGCGTACCAGGTGATAACCTCACCGAAATTGACACCTATGCACAGGAATCCCATAAAGCTCGATTCCCACGCCAATGGGCGCATTATCAGAATCAGGTAGCAGGACAAGAGCAGATTATTGGCACACCACTTGACCAATGGCCTTTAGTAAGCCGTAGTCAAGCGGATGAGTTAAAAGGCATTAAATTTCGCACAGTAGAAGATGTGGCTAACTGCTCAGACCAGCAATTACAGCGTATTGGCATGATTGCAGGTATGTCACCTCATTCTTTCCGTGAAAAAGCCAAGGCTTTCTTAAATTTGGCATCAGAATCAGCCGAAGTTTCAGCAAGAGAGCAAGAAATTGCACAACTTAAAGCCGAAAATGATAGAATCAAGGCTGAAACAGATGCGAAGCTGTCCAAAATGCAGGAGCAAATGGAAGCGCTACTTGCGGCTGTTGCGGAAAAAACACCTAAATCACGCAAACCCAAGGTAGCAGAGGTCTAATATGTCCCAAACGATGTTGCAACTGGTTCAGCAAACCACAGCAGAACTTAACTTAGCAGTACCGACTTATGTCGCTGGAAATCAATCACAAGATGTCCAGCAAATTTTGGCATTAATGAACGGTGCTGGCTATGATTTAGTTAAGGAACACGATTGGCAAGCCCTCCAGGTGCAATATCGTTTTTACACGCAAGCCATTAATACCACAGGAACAACGGTAAATGGCACTTATGTGTTGCAAATTGACCAAAACATTGATTTAAGCGCTGTAGACAAGCAATGGCAAGTTACAGGCACAAATATTAACCAAGATACCTATGTAGTATCTGTGGATAACACTACAAAAACCATTGTTTTAAGCCAAATGGCTTCAGGAACAGGGTCAGGAAGCATTGTTTTATCGCAAGTTGCTTATACTTTGCCACCTGATTTTGAAACCATTACAGACCGCACCCAATGGGACAAAACAAAGCATTGGGAGGCTCTAGGCCCTGAAGATGCACAACAATGGCAATGGCTAAAGTCTGGCTATATCTCAACTGGCCCTCGTATTCGCTGGCGTATTTTGGACAATCAATTTCAAATCTGGCCTCCAATGAATACCAACGAGTATTTAGGATGGGAATATCGCTCTAAAGGTTGGGCAAGAGCCGCCAATGGCGATGTAAAAAACAGCTTTACAGCAGATAGCGATTACACCGTATTTGATGACCGTTTAATGGTGTTATACACCAAGCTCAAATACTTCCAAGTTAAGTCATTCGATACAACCGCTTTAATGCAAGATTATCAGCGCTATTTAAGCGTTGTGAAAGCTAATGATAAGGGCGCACCGAATCTGTCATTTGCTCCATACCCAAGCAAAGTGCTTATTGGCTACGCTAATATCCCTGATACTGGTTATGGAAGCTAATTATGGCGCAACCTAAAGGTCGTACCGCAGTAACAGCCTCGGTATCTAGCCCTATTGGGGGTTGGAACGCTAGAGATTCTATTGCCGAAATGCCACCGTTAGATGCGGTGGTTATTAACAATATGTTTCCAACACCTACTGATGTTCAGTTGCGTCTTGGTTACACAAAATCATGCACAGAAATTAATGACGGTTTAGGAAACCCATTGCCAGTTAATTCTTTAATGAATTATGCTGGCCCAAACACGCAAGATTTGTTTTGCGCTGCTGGCACTTATATTTGGGATGTTTCTGGTAATACTGCGGTTCAATCGCACCCTATTACCAATGACAAAATGCAACACATTAACATTACTACGCCAGGAGGACATTTCCTGGTAGCGTGTAATGGTCAAGATGCCACTACTTTTTGGAATGGCACAGAATGGATAAACAACGCTGCTACTGATACGCCACAGGTAATGGAAACAATTACCCATGTTGGCACATTAGCTACTGTTACTACCGCTTCAGCACATGGTCTAGTAACAGGCAATCAAATAGTTGTATCAGGGGTAACCCCTAGTGCATATAACGGCACTTTTAAAGTAACCGTTTTAAATGCTACTCAATTTACCTACACAATGGCTTCTACGCCATCTACCAATGCTACGGCTAACGGTACTGCGTATACCATTTCTAGTATTACCAATACAGGCACAGGCGCTTTAGTTACAACCGCTTTAGCACACAATCTTTATACAGGAAATATTGTTGTAGTTACTGGCGCTACGCCTAGTGCTTACAATGGCACTTATGCAATTACACGCCAAAGCGCAACAACCTTTACATACGCATTAACAAGCAATCCTGGCGGTAATGCTACTACTGTTGGCTCGTACAGCGTATCTGCTGCAACAATCAGTAGTATGTCCCACAATGGGACTACTGCAAATGTAGTTACATCAACATCTCATGGTCTATTAACTGGTAACCAAATTACCGTTTCTGGTTGCACGCCATCTGACTACAACGGCACATTCATCATTACTAGATTAAGTGATACACAATTTAGTTATGTAATGGCTACAACACCAGCTACAGATGCTACAGTCATTGGTTCTTATGTTGTAGTTGTTCAAACTATTAGCACCAATGTGCAAACAGGCATTATTGCAAAAGCAACAACCCCTGTAAATCACGATTTAGTCACAGGTGACCAAGTAATTATTTCTGGTTGCGTGCCAACGGCTTACAACGGCACATATAACATTATTAAGATTAGCAATACAGAATTTAGCTACATTATGGCTTCAGCCCCTATTACTGGCGCTACAACCGTAGGAACTTATGCTACTTATCAAGGTAGCTATACCATTAATTACGCTATTACTGGCATTAATAGCAATAAATTTGTCCATGTAAACCTATTTAAAAACCGCCTATATTTCACCGAAGAAGGCAGTATGCGAGTTTGGTATTTGCCAGTAAATTCGATTGCTGGCGAAGCTACACAGCTTGATTTTGGTGGAATTGCTCGTAATGGTGGTTACATTCAAGGCATGGCTACATGGACTATTGACGCTGGTCAAGGCGCAGATGACTACGCAGTATTTGTCACCAATATGGGCGAGGTTATTGTTTATAACGGCACAAACCCTGATTCTGCTGACACATGGGCGCTTAAAGGTGTATGGCAATTAGGTTATATATTTGCAAGACGCTGTTTTTACAAGTTTGCTGGCGACATTCTTTTACTTACCCAAGATGGTTTAGTGCCTTTGGCTTCTGCATTACAGTCTAGCCGTTTAGACCCTAGGGTAAATCTTACAGACAAGATTTATTACGCTATTTCTCAAGCTGCTACTTATTACGGCTCTAACTTTGGTTGGCAAATTGCGTATTACGCAAGCCAAAATATGTTGATTATTAATGTGCCATTTAATGATGGTGTTCAGCAATTTGTAATGAATACCATTTCTAAGGCTTGGGCAAGTTTTAGTGGTATTAGCGCCCAATGTTGGGAATTGTCCAACGACCAAATGTATTTTGGTGGAACAGGCTATATAGGTCATTTTTGGAACGCTTACTCAGATGATGGCAATAACATTAACGCTTCAATCCAACAAGCCTATAGCTATTTTGACGCTAGAGGACAGTTAAAACGCTTCACAATGATTCGCCCTATATTCCAAACAGATAATGGAATACCTGGCGTTTTAGTCGGTATAAATGTGGATTTTGCCACCCAAAATGACCTTGGAACGGTGTCATTTAACGCCCAAAATGCTCAAATTGGCTCTTGGGATAACGCTATTTGGGATGAATCCCAATGGGGTGGTGCATTGTCTATTACTAAATCATGGCAAGGCGTGACAGGTATTGGTTATTCAGGTGGCGTTGTAATGAAGATAGCAAGCCAAGGCATTGATGTGCATTGGGCTTCTACAGACTATGTAATGGAGAGGGGTGGCGTTCTTTGAGGCAAGTTGTTACTGATGACCAAGACTATATGCGTGCTTGGTTGGGTAATAAATTGGGCGAAAAAATGCCAGAGAATACCACCTGTATTGGGCAGTTAAAAGACGGAAATTTAGTAGCAGTAGTAGGGTATTGTGGCTTTCGCAGTAAGTCCTGTGTTTGCCACATTGCCTCGGTAGGTGAAAATTGGATGTCCAAAGACTTTCTCTGGGCTATCTTTGATTATCCCTTTAATAAACTAGGAGTTAGCGTTATACTTATCACGATTTCCTCAAATAATGAGGATTCATTAAAGTTTAGCCGACACCTTGGTTTTGTAGATAAAGCGTATATCGAAGATGCCCACGAAGATGGGGATTTGGTTATATTAGCAATGAGGCGTGAACAATGTCGTCAATTAGACATTAAAACGCCTTTAAAAGGAGTTTAATATGGGTGGCGGTGGCGGTTTACTAGGTGGAATTACTAATGCGTTATTTGGAAGTCCTCAGACTGTCCAAACGCCTGACTATACAAGTGCAGCGCAACAAACTGCTGCGGCAAATGCGGCAAATGCACGCATAAATCAAGTCACGCCATACGGTAGCTCAAATTATGTGCAAACTGGCACAGACCAATATGGCAACCCTACTTACACCGTAAATACTACTGCTGCGCCTTTTGTTCAAAACGCCATTAATGCTCAAGGTGGGCAATTAATGTCTTATGGAACACCGTTTCAATCGCCTACATTTAATAGTACAGGCGATATGCCAAACATGAACTATTATGGTTCACGCTTAAATCAACAGCAGTTTAATCCTGCAACTCAGTTGTTGTCATTGCCTAAATACAATGTAAATACGCAAATTGACACTTCTACATTGCCTTCTTTTGGGATTAATCCTGGCGAAACTTACGAAGCTGCAATTATGCGTAGGCTTGAGCCAACGCTACAGCGTCAAACACAAGCTACTGAAGCTCAATTAGCCAATCAAGGGATTGTGCCAGGAACTAAAGCATACGAAACCGCCAAACAATTACTTGCCCAAGAACAAAACGATGCAAGAACAAGCGCAATCGTAGGAGGCATGAATACTGGATTGCAAGCAAATCAACAAGTATTTGGTCAAAGAGCAAATCAAGTTGGGCTTAACCTTGCTGGTCAAGAACAATCATTTACACAGCCTTTGCGTGCTAATGTGCAAAATATGTCTGCCAATGAATTGGCATACAACCAACAGTTACAAAATCAGCAGTTGGGGATGGGCGCACAAAACCAAGCATTTAATCAAGCAATGGCTAAATATTTATTGCCTTTACAAGTTGCTCAAGGTTTAAAAGGTTTGGCTGTTCCAACTTATGCTCCTACAAATGTAACACCTGGCACAGATTATCTAAGCGCTATGGGCTTAACAAATCAAAGCAATATTGCTAATGCAAACGCTCAAAACGCTTATAACAACTCATTAATGAGTGGACTATTTACATTAGGCGCTGGTGCTTTAGCATCGCCAACTGGCACATTAAAAAGCCTATTTAAATTTGGTTAAGGATTAATATGGCAATCAATGAATTAAACACTTTATTAACCAATCCTGAATTATTGGGATTGGAGCGCCAACGCAGAATGGCTCAAGCCTTGGTTCAACAAGGTATGCAAATGCCACAAGGCGAAATGATTGGTAATCGTTATGTGCCAGTTAATCCTATGCAATACATTGGCAACCTTTTTAATGTCTATGCAGGTCAAAAGGGACTTGAAAACATTGATTTAAAAGAGGCTGAATTAGCTAAAGCATTGCGTGAACAAGGCGCAAGAGAAGTTAATGATATTTTGACGCTTTCACAAGGTAGACCAGAGTTGCCAAGCGAAGAATTGGCTGGCCCTGCTTACAATGGTGTTGCTCCTTCTATTCAATACCCTGCTATACCAGCCGACACACAAGCTGCACTAGCTAAAGCATTAACATCGCAAAACCCACAGGCTCAAACTTTGGTAGCGCCATTGATGCAAAATCTATTGCCTAAGAAAACAGACAAATTGATTGAATATGACACCTACAAAAAAGAAGGTGGCAAGATGTCATTTACTGATTGGGCAGACAGAATTGAAAAAGAAAGACTTGCCCTTGACCGTCAGCGTGTTAATTTGGAAGGCGCAAGATTCAATCTTGAAAAACAAAAAGTTGAAAACGAGTTAAAGTTTGGAAAACCTTTAACTGGAGAAGCAGCAAAACAAGTTACTGGCGCAACAAACCTTAAAAGCGCTGTTGACAATTACCAAACAATGCTTAAAGATTTTAATACCATTGATTTTGCAAATCCAAACGCTAGAGCCAAAATTGGTGAGGCTTACAACAATATGATGTTGCAAGCAAAAGAAGCCTACAATTTAGGCGTTTTAAACGGCCCAGATTACAAAATTTTAACTTCTATTGTTAAAGACCCAACCGATTTAAGTTCTTTATTGGTTTCAAAGAAAACTTTGCAAGACCAAGCTAACAGCTTAAAAGGATATTCAGATACGATTATTAAAAATGTGTATACAACACATCAAAAACCGTTGCCTGAAAATTTAACAAGTTCTGTAGCGCCAACACAAACAAATACAGCAACAAAAGGTAAAATACCTGCTGGCGTTAGCCCAGAATTATGGAATGTAATGACACCTGAAGAAAAGGCTGCGTTTCAATAATGGCAATGACTCAAGAACAAGCTATTGCTCTAGCTAATGCTAGATTGCGCTTACAAAATCAACAACCTGCTAAACCAGAGCAGGGTAATATGTATACGCAAAGTGCCGAAGATATTGTTTACAGTCCTGAAGGTATACCATTAACAACTTCATCTTATGGTTCTGCGCCAACAGGTGCAACAAAGTCCGCACAAGAAGCATTAACTAGCACAGTATCAATTCCTGTAAATATCGCCACAGGAGCAGCAAAACCTACTGCTGGTGTTTATCAAGCTCTTAATAAATTATTTGGTTCAAATGCTGGAGATATTCCAGTTGATGTAATTAATCAAATTGAAAAAGGGACACAAGCCCAAATGGGTGGCGTTGGAAGCGCTGTAAATCAAGCAGGAAGTATTGCTGGTGAAGTTGCGCCTTTTTTAATGTCCCCCATGAAAACTGGAACGCCTACCTTTATTGAAGGTATGACTACAAAAGCTGCGCCTTATGTTGACAAAGCAATTGGGTATTTACCAAGTTTTGCACAAAAAGTAGTTAAAAATATACCTTTAGCGGTTGCTTCTGGTGTTGCAACCCCAGAAAAAACAGGTTTAACTTCTGAAGAATTTGCTGCTGCTAAAGGGCAAAATGTTGGCATACAAACAGCGATTGCTGGTGGTGCGCCAATTTTAGGAGAAGCTGGAAAGTTATTAGCTGGTGGCTTGCGTAAAACATTAGGAATGTCTACTGGCGCTGGCGAAGAAGCTATTGGTCAAGCATTTAAAGCTGGTAAAGAAGGAAATACAGAATTTTTACGAAATTTAAAAGGTGAAGTTTCTACTGCGGACATTCTTGACCAAGCAAAAGAAGCTCTTGCAAATATTCGTGCAAATCGTCTTGCTGGGTACAAAGAAGGCATTAAATCAACAATGCCTTCACAAGAAATAGTTGCAGGGAAAGCTCTGCCAACACCAATGAAGCGATTAGATTTTGAGCCAATTACCAATAAATTAGATGAAACAATACAGTCTTTAAAGGTAGAAACGCCAACAACAAGCAAATTTAAAATTGGTAAAGAAGAATTATCAAAAGTTAAAGAATTAGAAAATATTGTTAATGAATGGAAAAAAGACCAAACTTTGCATACTGCTGAAGGTTTAGACGCTTTAAAACAGCGTTTAGATGCTTTGTATCCTGACAGTCCCATGCAAAAGCAAGTACAGCGTGTGGTTAGTTCGGTACGCAATACGGTCAAAGATACGATTGTCAGCCAAGACAAAAATTACGCTAAAACAATGAAAGCGT